AGATTTAGCAGGTAGATTACTTAAAGCACAAAAACAACCTAAAGCTGATCAATGGGAACTAATTGAGTTTCCTGCAATCATGCCAAGCGGTAAACCCCTGTGGCCGGAATATTGGAATCTAAAAGATTTAGAATCAGTTAAAGCATCTATTCCATTATCAAAATGGAATGCACAGTACATGCAAAATCCAACTGGAGAAGAAGGTGCATTGATTAAAAGAGAATGGTGGCAAAATTGGGAAGATGATATTCCACCATTAGAACATGTCATACAATCTTATGACACAGCTTTTATGAAAAAAGAAACAGCCGATTATTCTGCCATTACCACCTGGGGTGTATTTCATCCTAGTGAAGATAGTGGTCCTTGTTTAATGTTAGTTGATTCTATAAAAGGTAGATATGAGTTTCCTGAACTAAGACGTATTGCATTAGAACAATACGGATACTGGCAACCGGAGACAGTGATTATAGAAGGCAAAGCATCCGGGCTCCCTCTAACTTATGAATTAAGAAAAGCAGGTATACCTGTAATTAATTTTACACCATCACGTGGTAATGATAAACACACAAGAGTTAATTCTGTATCTCCATTGTTCGAGTCTGGTAAAATATATGCACCTGGTGATATGGACTTTGCTCAAGAAGTAATTGAAGAATGCGCTGCTTTTCCATATGGAGATCATGACGATTTAGTAGACTCAATGACACAAGCTGTTATGAGATTCAGACAAGGTGGATTAATTCAACACCCTGAAGATTATGAAGATGAACCTTTACAACAGACTCCAAAAGTGTATTATTAGGAATTATGGCAATAGACGAAAACGATCCAAGATTAAAAGATATGCTCAAAGCTATTGAGCTAGGTGATCTACCTGAAGATTTACCACTTGACCCTGAAGACTATGACGATATGGGTGGTATTAAATCTTTAGATAGAAGTGCGCCATCAATCAAAATGGCATCAGAGACTGGTGCAGAAGAATTTGAACTTGAGTTAATGGGTGTCATTAACGAATACAACGATCTAAAATCAAAAGGTGATCCTGCAGTTAGAGATATTTCTCTAGATGAGTATATAAATATGTATTTATCTAAAAAGAAAATGATGGAAGAAAATAGAGCTATGGCTATGGGCGGCGGTATGATGAGAATGGGTTATGCTGGTGGTACAGAACCAGGCAAGATGGGTAATCCAGCAGTGATGACAAAAATTGAAAATATGAGAGAAGAACGAATTATGAATCCTGATGTAGAAGACGTCGCAGATTATAAAACTTACTATAAAAATAAACAGGATGATTTACCAATTAAAAAAGAAGGTAACAAAATAGATTTAGATATTGAGATGATCAAAAAATTAATTGAGAAAAGAAAAAAAGAAAAGAAAAAACTAGCTATGGGCGGTATCGCAGGAGTCCTGTAGTGACTGATAAATCTCCTCCTAAAAAACCTAAAAAATATTTACCAATGTTAAACATGCTTAATTCTGAAGCAGCTGTTAACACTTTAGCTCCAAAAACTTACGTTGATTTAGTTAGTATGTTTTCAAAAAAAGCATATGATAATGGAGAGCTAGAAATAGATGAATATTTAGATATTGTTAAACCATTATTTGGTGAAACAGGAGAAAAGGTAACTAATAAAATAAAAGAGTATGAAGATGAACTTGAAAAATATGCAACTGGTGGCAGAGTTAATTTTTTAGATGGTGGTGATACAAAATATAATGCGATGGTTACAGCTAAGTATATTGAACTAGGTGGTAAAGAAGGAACTGGTATGGATATAGATTCTTTTGCAAAAGAATATTTTCCTAAGTTTGCTGATGGAGGCCGAGCACAATTTGGTATAGGCTCCTTGGATCCTGATGCAGAACTAAGTGAAAGGGTAAAAGAACTTATGGACGATGGTTATGAATTTGGTGAAGCAGTTAAAAAAGCTATGGAGGAAACAAGAAAAAACCAAGGTAGTGGTACAATGCCTAAATCTGAAAAATGGATGAGAGAATATTTCTTCGATGGTAAAGGTGGATATGATGATAGAATGTCATATAAAGAATTTGCTTTAGGACCAGGACAAGAATTATACAAAAGACTTGGTAATGACTAAAAGACTAACTAGAACAATTCCTCCGGAATCAGGGCCCATGCCTCAGGGGTTGAATATTAACTATAATGGTGTTAAACAGATAAAACTTACGGAGAAAAAATATAATGGCAGATATAGACAAAGCACTTCCAAACGAAGTTCGAAAAACAGTTAATGTTCCTGGTGAAGAACAGATACAAGAAGAAATTGTAGAAGAAGCTCAGGTACAAGAACAGTTACCTGATGATGTTGAAGTTTCAGAAAATGAAGATGGATCAGTAGATATTAATTTAGATCCTGCTGCAGCATCACCTGAAGGTGGTGATGAGCATTATGCAAACTTAGCAGATTTTTTACCTGACGATGTACTTGGAAGATTAGCATCAGATTTATCTAGTAAGTATCAAGACTATACTTCTTCAAGAAAAGATTGGGCACAAACTTATACACAAGGTCTAGACCTTTTAGGTTTTAAATATAATAATAGAACTGAACCATTCTCAGGAGCATCAGGTGCAACACATCCAGTTCTTGCAGAAGCAGTTACACAGTTTCAAGCTTTAGCTTACAAAGAATTATTGCCAGCGAATGGACCAGTTAGAACACAAACGGTAGGTGTATCAACTCCAGAAAAAACGCAACAAGCAACTAGAGTAAAAGATTTCATGAACTACGAGTTAATGGAAAAAATGAGAGAGTACGAACCAGATTTTGATCAGTTATTATTTAACTTACCATTAGCAGGTTCTGCTTTTAAAAAAGTCTACTATGACGATATGGAACAAAGAGCCGTAAGTAAATTTGTTCCTGCAGATGATTTAATTGTTCCGTACACAGCTACCTCATTAGACGATGCGGAAGCAATTATTCATCGTGTAAAAATTTCTGAAAACGATTTAAGAAAACAACAAGTTGCAGGTTTTTATAAAGATATAGAAATTGGAAAACCTGGAGACAAAGAAACTGAAGTTGAAAAAAAAGAAAGAGAACTTGAAGGAGTAACAAGAACTGCAAACGAAGATGTTTATACATTATTAGAATGTCATATTGATTTAGACTTGGAAGGTTTCGAAGACATAAATCAAGAGACTGAGGAACCATCAGGAATTAAAGTTCCATACATTGTAACATTAGAAGAAAATTCAAGAGAAGTTTTATCTATTAGAAGAAACTATGAAGTAGGTGATGCAAAGAAAAATAAAATTAATTATTTTGTACACTTTAAATTTTTACCAGGTCTAGGTTTTTATGGCTTTGGTTTAATTCACATGATTGGTGGATTATCCAGAACTGCAACTTCTGCATTAAGACAATTGTTAGATGCAGGAACTTTATCTAACTTACCTGCAGGATTTAAAATGCGTGGTATTAGAATTAGAGATGATGCACAATCAATTCAACCAGGTGAATTTAGAGATGTAGATGCACCAGGTGGTAATTTAAGAGATTCATTTATGATGTTACCATTTAAAGAACCATCAGCTACATTATTAAACTTGATGGGTATTGTTGTTCAAGCAGGACAAAGATTTGCATCGATTGCAGATTTACAAGTTGGTGATGGTAATCAACAGGCAGCAGTTGGAACTACAGTTGCGTTATTAGAACGTGGAAGTAGAACAATGTCAGCTATTCACAAAAGAATTTACTCTGCTCTTAAACAAGAATTTAGATTACTAGCTAGAGTATTCAAGTTATATCTACCACCGGAATATCCGTATGATGTAGTTGGGGGTCAAAGAATGATTAAACAAACAGACTTTGATGATAGGGTAGATATATTGCCAGTTGCTGATCCCAACATTTTTTCACAGACTCAGCGTATTTCCCTCGCGCAAACTGAGTTGCAACTGGCACAATCAAATCCACAAATGCACAATTTATATAATGCATATAGAAATATGTATGAAGCATTAGGTGTAAAAGATATTGATCAAGTATTAGTTAAACCAATGCAACCTATGCCAAAAGATCCAGCATTAGAACATATTGATGCATTGGCTGGAAGACAATTTCAAGCTTTTCCTGGTCAAGATCATAGAGCTCACATTACAGCTCACTTAAATTTCATGGCAACAAACATGGCTAGAAATAATCCTATGATTATGGCAAGTTTAGAGAAAAATATTTTTGAACATATTAGTTTAATGTCTCAAGAACAGATTGAATTAGAGTTTAGAGACGAATTAATTCAATTACAACAGATGCAACAAATGGCACAACAGAATCCTGCACTACAACAACAGGTTCAAATGCTTACTCAGAAGATTGAAGCAAGAAAAGCTCAGTTGATTGCAGAGATGATGGAAGAATTTATGAAGGAAGAAAAAGAAATTACTTCACAATTCGACAATGATCCTATTGCAAAACTAAGATCAAGAGAATTAGACCTTAGAGCAATGGAAAATCAACGTAGAAAAGAGCAAGATCAAGAGAAAATTAATCTTGATAAGATGAAAGCAATGATGAATCAGTCAAATCAAGAAGAAAAACTTGAACAAAACGAAGATTTAGCAAATTTAAGAGCTGATACATCAATTCAAAAAACTGTTTTGAGTAAAACTTTACCCA